AGTCTCTTGACAATTCTAAGGGTAGCTGTTATTTCAGGTGCTGACAATGGCTCACTTTTTATGCCATTTGGGGTGCTAACTTTTTCGAGACCTTTTGCGATACTTTCATTTTACCGAAAACAGCCTAGTACCCCTTATGTCAATAAAAAAAGCCTGCAGGAATACTTATTTCGGTACTCCTGCAGGCTCTTTACATTGATTATTTATTTATTGTGTTTACAAAAATTTTACTTCCATTTTTAAAGGTGAAGATAGCATCGTTCCCAGAACATATAGTCACTGATTCCACTATGGCATACCACAGTTCCTCGTCGAAAGACTCGATAATGCCGTCCCGCTGCCGCAGGTCGTCAAGAAAGCGAGATATGTTTTCGCGTTTAGCCATGCGCGCTTGCTTCTCATCCACTATTGCGTCCAGCCGCTTTTTGGCGGTCTCATACCGTGCGGCCAGCCCATTATACCGCTCCTGGTATTCCTTCTGATCCATCGCAGAGCGGGCGTTTTCTTCCACACATTTGCGGATAAGCTCCGCGACCACTGCGCATTCGTCCCGCAAGGTCGCGCTTTCCTTATCCAGCGCACTGGTATCCATAAGAGCTGAAATAATTGCTTCGAAATCTGCAATGATTTGGTCTTTGTTCTCAACGACCTGGTTAAACGCCTTGATGAACGCCTGCTGCATCTCTTCATCTGATAGGTGAGGCGTCTTGCAATACGTCCCGTTTTTGAACTTGTTGTTGCATTGCCACACCGTTCGCCGATACTTACTGTTGGAATGCCATACTTTGGAGCCGTATAGGCCGCCGCACTCGCCGCAGATAATCTTGCCTGAAAAGCAGCCAATCCCGCTTTGGTGTCGTCCGTGTGATTTTCGTTTTTTGATTTCAGCCTGTACCAAATCAAATACTTCCGGTTCGATGATGGCAGGGTGCGAATTTTCCACATAATACTGCGGAACCTCGCCCTCGTTGACCTTAGTTTTCTTCGTCAGAAAGTCCACTGTGAAGCGCTTTTGCAAAAGGGCATCGCCCTTGTATTTTTCATTTTGCAGGATACTCAAAACCGTCGAAACATGCCAAGTTTGCTTACCTCCCGGGGTGGGGATGCCTTGCTGCGTCAAGTAACGTGCGATGGCGTTTTGCGTTTTCCCCTGTAGGTACAGCTTATATATCAACCGGACGATTTTTGCCTCCGATTCCACGATCTTGGGCAGACCGTCCGGCCCTTTTTCATATCCAAGGAATCGCCGATAGGGTAGACTCACCTTGCCGTCAGCCATACGCTTGCGTTGCCCCCATGTGACGTTTTCAGAAATGCTGCGGCTTTCTTCCTGCGCAAGACTCGACATAATGGTAATCAAAAGCTCGCCCTTGCTGTCTAGCGTATAAATGTTCTCTTTTTCAAAGTAAACTTCCACGCCTTTTTCCTTGAGCTTTCGCACCGTAGTCAGGGTATCCACTGTGTTGCGCGCGAAGCGGCTTACCGATTTAGTCAGGATCAAGTCGATTTTCCCATCAAGGGCATCCTGTATCATGCGCTTAAAGCCATCGCGCTTCTTAGTGTTGGTGGCTGAGATTCCTTCGTCGGTGTAAACTCCCGCAAACTCCCACTCGTTGTTTGCTTGTATATACCGGGTGTAATAATCGACTTGCGCCGCATAACTTGAAAGCTGCTCCTCATTGTCGGTCGAAACCCGCGCATAAGCGGCCACGCGCCTTTTGGGGCGCAACTGCGCCACGTTGTTGTGGATGAGGGTAATGGTCGGCGGTATAACCGTCACCGCCCGTGCCGTACTCATTCGCGGTTCCTCCTTTTCATAATCTCAATTTGGCGCTCCCGCGCCTTCTGACGCATCTCGTCGCTCCAACTGTCTCGGCGCGACTTATCCTGCCAGGTTTTTTCCACTTTGCGTCCGTCGTGAAAAATAAAAAGCAGTCGATTGTTTTCCGGCACCCGAATATTCGCGATTTGCTCTGTAAATAAGTCCGCGTCGAATTCTGGAATTCCGAGTACTTCCGCCACTACGGCGTGCAGGATGTCCTCGGGAATTTGCTTTGCGTGGCAGGCCTCCTTACCTTTCTCCAGATAGGTGGAGCAGTTCCAATAAGCCTTGCCGTGTGCGACTTTACGCTTATAGTTTTTTCCGCAATTGAAGCATAGGATTTTACCGCTGAATGGATATCGGTTGCGACTGCTGTTTTTTGCCCGAAAGCGTTGTCTGCGCTGTTCAATGACGTCCTGCGCCTTTTCAAAGGTATCCGCGTCAATGATGGCGGGATGGGTACCTTCCGCAAAATACATGGGAAGGACACCTTTGTTCCAGACTTCTTTTTTGGTCAAATGGTCGGTCACATATTTCTTTTGCAGCAAGGCGTTCCCGGCATATTTCTCGTTTTTGATAATAGACACCACGCGCTCGCTGTTCCATTCGCCGCCATGCAAGGTAGGTAAATTCATCGCTTTAAGCTTCTTGGCAATCTTGCCGCCTCCCATACCACCGATATAATCGCTAAAAATCATGCGGACAATGGCGGCCTCACGCTCATCGACCGTCACTTTGCCCTTCACAACGCGGTAGCCGAACATAAACCGCAGGCTGACCAGTTCGCCCGCTTGAAATCGCTTCCGTATCCGCCATTTGCAGTTTTCGGAAACCGAGCGGCTTTCTTCCTGCGCGTAAGAAGCAAGGATGGTAAGCATGAGCTCGCCATCCCTGCTGATAGAGTGAATGTTCTCTTTCTCGAAATACACGTCGATGCCGAGCAGCTTCAACTCTCGCACCGCCTCCAGCATGGTCACCGTGTTTCTCGCAAACCGCGCGATGGATTTGGTAATGACCATATCGATTTTGCCGTTTCTGCAGTTGTTCATCAACCGCTGAAACTCCGGCCTCTCATCCTTGGTACCTGTGAACGCCTCATCGGCGTACACGCCGACATATTCCCAATCGCTCCGGTTTTGGATCATTCCGCTGTAATAACTGACCTGCGCGGACAGCGAATGGAGCATAGCGTCTTTGCCGCTGGAAACCCGGGCATAGGCCGCTACTCGTTTTCGAACCGGTATCTGCGGTACCGAAGGTTCGAGTTTCCTGATGATTCGCATAAAAAACCTCCTTTCTGGGGAGGACATGATACCTCTGTATATCAGATACATCAAGGCAATTTTGCCCGTAAACCGCCTATAATAGGCCGGTATTTGCCGATGAGAATTGTATCAATTTTACCGTACTCTTTCTCAGTAATCAGGCCCTTGGAGAGCAGCGCCTTAGCGATGGAAATGGCCGCGCAATAGCTTTTTTCCCTGTTAAATTGCTCCGCAGTCATCGTGATGACTGTGTTCATTGACGCGCCTCCTCTCCGAACCGCACCTTGATGTAACATGTGTGGCAACAGTATTTACGGTTTTTATTCCCATAGCTATCAAAAGCCCTGCCACAGTGCGCACAGGTCAGGCGATAGATTGCTTTGCGGTTCATTCTATCGCGATGTTTACTCCACCACGCATATCGGCACCGGTCACTGCAGAAGGTCTTGGGTTTCTTTTTGAGCGTCTGCTCCAGCAGTTTACCGCATTGTTTGCATATCGCTTTGTCTTCTTTGTTCTCCGCATCTTTGGAAGCGTTGCAGACGGATAGTTTATTGCGACGGCAGAAGGATTTGACCGTGTTTACGGAAAGGCCAAGCACACCGGCAATCCGCGCATAACTCATGCCCTGTCGCCGCATATCCTGTATGTTCCGCTTTTGTTCTCCAGTCACAGCAATCACCTCCAAGGAAAAAAGAAAGGCGGCTCGATATTGAACCGCCCTAAATCACTTTGGAATTTTGAGAACCTGCCCGGGATAAATCGCAGTCGAGGACAGGCCGTTTAAGGACATAATCTCCGGATACCTTGCCCCGCTGCCGAGCAGCTTTTGGGCAATGCTCCAAAGGGAGTCGCCCTTGGCAACCGAATAAATGGAGTACGTTCCGCCTGTCTGATTGCCGTCAACCTTCACTAAAACATCCTTGTCCACCCATGTGTTTATGCCCGCGATCTCGGAACCGCAGGATTTCCTGACCTTTTTGCCCAACAAAACGCAGACCTTGCCGCCTTTGACAACCGGCTTGCCGCCGGATACGGTCTGTGTGACCCTGTGGTAATAGTCGGTCTTGACCCATGAAGGAATGGCCGCGCTGCCGGGATAATAGCTGCCGGCGCTGTCCTTAAACTCCACCAGATCGCCAATACCAATTTCAGCACTGTCATTTGTATCTTTTTCCAACGCTCGTTTTACTGCCGCGCGGAAGGTGTCCATGTTCTCCCCATGCTTGGGAAACCAGTGCATGACGTCCGAATGGTTGCTGGCAATACCGAGCCTGTATCCTTCGCTGTGGCAGATGATGTCGTTCTCGTCAAGGCCGTATTTCCTGCAGAGCATGACGCAGAGTTCAACAGCGTTCTGCCATACTTTGCGGAAATAGCCTTCCTGCTTTTTTGCGTCGTATCCAACCATCGTGCCGCCCGAGTAAGAAAAGCCTGCAGGCTCGCAGATTTCAACCCCTATGTGCGTGTCATTGCCGGAGCCGCCGCAGTGCCAGCCGCGGTGGTTCCAAGGCAGGTACTGCCAGACCTCCTTGTCGTCAACAAAGGCATGTACGCAGACCTGCCTATTTGTTTCACCGGCCTTGTAGGATTTATTCCAGCGGGAAAACCAGTCGGCCGCCGTCACGCCCGGCGTTGCCGTTGAATGCACCATAATGCCCTTGGGCGTGATTTTCCTGCCCGCCGCATAGCAGTCGTTTCGTGTCATGTACTTTGTAAACAACTTCATTTCTTTTCATCCTCCTCATCTGAGCGGTTATGCAGCTGCTCCAGTACGTTCTTCAACTTCTCAGGAATTGACAGCCCAACATGCGCGGCATTTTCCAGTATTGAAATACCCTCATTGCTCAAATAAAAGAAGATAACCGCCGTCCGAATCGCGCCGCCGTTGCCGAGCACCTGACTGTCAATGATGTGCCCCACGCCCACCAACACAAAAATGAGCACCTTCTTGAAGATGCCCTTGGCCCCGACTTCGCTTGAAAGCTTCCTGTCCGCAATCGCACACATCACGCCGGTCAGATAGTCGACGACCACAAAGGCGATGAGGGCATAGAGAAACCCGTCCGGCCCGCCGAGAAACCAGCCGAGGAAACCGCCGACGGCAGTAAAAACCGCTTGCACCCAGTTCCATACCGTTTTCATTTATAAAACCTCCGTTTCAATCAAATTTTGCATATTAAAAAGCGCCCTGCCTAAAAGCAAAGCGCTGAATATATAAATACCCCTGACCTATATTTGCTTCGGGAGCGCCTCCCAGAGCCGTATATCCTCCTGCCCGAGCGACCAGAGGG